CAAGTGCATGACGATTTGGTCGATGCACTATCGTATGTATCACAAGTAGCAACAACAGTGTCCACTGATGACTATGATGAGGAAGATTGGACACCAATGGATGTTGAATCCGCTTATTAACAAGGAACGAAGATGGCACAAACGAATAACCAACTAGTAGAGTGGGTAACAGCACGTTGTGAGCAGTGGAGGGCGCACAAAGAGACAAATTACATGGAATCATGGGACAGGTATGAGCGTCTCTGGCGTGGTATTTGGTCTGGAGAAGACCGTACCCGTGAGTCTGAGCGTGCCAGGATCGTCACACCGATGCTACAGCAAGCCATTGAAACCTTCTCTGCTGAGATTGATGAAGCTATTTTTGGCAGGGGTGAGAAGTTCTTTGACATCGTTGATGAGGATGACACCCCTCAAGATGTAGAAGTAATGAAAAAGTTACTAACCAAGGACTTCAAGAAGGATCAAGTACGCAAGTCTGTCTCTGATATTGTCCTACTTGCTGCTGTTTACGGTACTGGTATCGGTGAAATCGTCCTTACCAAGAAGACAGAGTTGATTCCAACAACGCAACCAATGCCTAACATGGGTTTGGCTGCTATCGGTGTCACTGAAAAAGACCGTGTTGCTGTTGAGTTACGACCAGTAAACCCACGAAACTTCCTTATTGACCCTAATGCAAGCACTATTGCAGAGGCTTTAGGCTGTGCTGTAGAGGATTTCGTCTCTATCCATAGCGTAGTACAGGCAATGGAGAATGGAACCTACAAGAAGGCTAATATTGGCCCTGCTGCCAGTGAAACTGACCTTGAACCAACACAGGAAGAAGTTGATTATCAGCAAGACAAGGTAAAGTTACTGCGTTATTACGGCTTAGTACCGAAAGAGTTGCTTGATAATGTTGATAGTGACAAGTTTGTAGACCTGTTCTCTAAGTCAGGTGACGATGAGTCTAACGAAATGGCTGAGTTTTCGGAGTTGGTTGAGGCCATTGTCGTTATCGCCAATGACGGTGTACTGCTCAAGGCAGAAGAGAATCCTTACATGATGAAGGATCGTCCTGTTGTTGCCTTCCAGAATGACTCTATGCCTAATCGGTTCTGGGGTCGTGGTATCGCTGAGAAGGGCTACAACATGCAGAAGGCTATTGATGCACAAGTTCGCGCACATTTAGATAGCCTTGCTCTTACCACCGTACCTATGATGGCTATGGATGCCACAAGGCTACCCCGTGGCGCTAAGTTTGAGGTTCGTCCTGGTAAAACCATCCTTACCAACGGTAATCCAGCAGAGATTCTTCAACCATTTAAGTTTGGTAACCTAGATCCTGCTAACCTTGCCACTGCTAAAGAGTTTGAGCGTATGCTCTTGCAAGCCACTGGAACCATTGATAGTGCCTCTTACGGTGCGCCAGCAGGAACACCAGAGTCCTACGGTACTAACCCTGCTCTGATGGCTATTATCAAGAAGTCTAAGCGTACTTTGGTGAACTTCCAAGAGCAATTCTTGATTCCTTTCATTACTAAGTCTGCTCATCGGTATATGCAGTTTGACCCCGAGCGTTATCCTGTCCAAGACTTTGTATTTGTACCAACAAGTCACCTTGGTATCATTGCAAGGGAGTTTGAACAAGTACAATTCATTAACTTGTTGAAGACACTCGGCCCTGACTCTAAACTTGCACCGATTATCCTGTCTGCTGTTATTGAAAACAGTGGCTTAGAGAATCGTGAAGAACTGATTCAACAACTGCAACAAGTAAATCAGCCTTCAGAGCAAGAACAACAGATGCAGCAGATGCAACTTCAGGCTGCACAGCTGGAAATGGCTGATAAACAAGCTGATGTTCAACTCAAGCAAGCAAAAGCACAGAAAGAGCTTGTTGATATTCAACTTGCACCAGCAGAGTTACAAGCAAAGATCGCTGCTGCCTCATCTAAGTACCTTGGTGACGCTGCTGATCCTAACAAAGAGTTTGATCGTCGGATGAAGATAGCAGACTTGGCCCTGAAGAACAAAGATATTGACACCAAGGCTGATATTGCTCGTCTACAAGTGATTGCTTCGCAACAACGATAAAAATATTTTAAAAAGGTATTGACAAGTTAATAAAAAAATGGTACAATGTTAGTATTAAGTTAGTAAGCACTCACTTGGAGATAATGCTTGGACGAACAGTTAGAGAAGTATTATACGAATAGATTTGATCTTTGTACATCAGTTGGTTGGAAAGAACTGATGGATGATTTAAAAGAGGCTAGGGACGAATACGCTAGAGTTGATATTATCAACAGCGTTGAGGATCTCTGGAAAGCCAAAGGTAAGATAGAGGTTCTTGATTATATTCTGAACTTGCACCAACTATCCGAGCAAGTATATCAGGAGATAATAGATGGCGAAAAGAATCTTTGAGTTTACCTGTGTCAAAGGACACACCTCAGAAAAGTATATTGATGAGTCTGAAAGAGTTATTACTTGCCCTCATTGCGGTAATGATGCTTCCAGAATCATTAGTACGCCGGTAATATCCCTAGAAGGTATTACTGGACATTTCCCTGGAGCCGCTGCAAAGTGGGAACAACGCAGGGAATCTCACATCAAGTGGGAAAGAAAGACCGGAAGGTAACGGATAAAGGAATCTCCGTAAGTAGTAATAGTATTCTTTCTATAAAGCTAAACGCTCAGAGGAATTAATATGGCTGAATTTATTGATGAAGGTCAAGAAGAGACATTACAATCAGGTGAAGTAGTTGAAGAGTTAGAGCAGGCGCAAGAGATTGTACCTGAAAATAACACTGAAACACCAGAAGAAGGCGATGAGGTTCCTGAGAAGTATAAGGGTAAAAGCCTCAAAGACATTGCCAGGATGCATCAAGAAGCTGAGAAGCTAATCGGTCGTCAAGGCTCTGAAGTTGGTGAACTACGCAAGATTGTTGATGATTTTATCAAGGCCCAAGCATTAAGTAAACAGCAACCGCAGGAACCTGTCGAAGAAGTTGACTTCTTTGCTGATCCCGAAAAAGCAGTATCAAAAGCAATTGAGAACCATCCGAAGATCAAGCAAGCTGAACAAGCTGCCCTTCAGATGCGAATCGCAGAAACGGTATCGATGTTGAAGCAAAAGCATCCAGACTTTATGGATATTGCTGGTGATACATCTTTCCAAGAGTGGGTAAAGTCGTCTAAGGTACGAGTACAGTTGTTTGCAGCAGCGAATAACTATGACTTTGATGCCGCTGATGAGTTACTCAGTGTTTGGAAAGAGCGCAAGCAAGTTGCTGATGCTACAGTCAAGGCTGAAAAGCAAGACCGTGAACGAGTTCTTAAGAGCGCTACTGCTACTACGGCAAAAGGAAGTGATGAAGCACCTTCTAAGAAGATCTATCGTCGTGCGGATATTATCAAACTGATGCAAACCGACCCTGATCGTTATGATGCTCTTCAACCTGAAATCATGAGCGCTTATCGAGAGGGTAGGGTTCGATAAAATTTAACTTTACATAAAGGATATTATCATGGGTATGGGTACCGATCACGTTCTAGTTGGACAGGCTAAAACCGCTGGCTTTGTGCCTGAGGTATGGTCTGATGAAATCATTGCTGCTTACAAGAAGAACCTTGTTGCTGCTAACCTCATCAAGAAGATGAACTTCAAGGGTAAGAAAGGCGATAAAGTCTACTTCCCTGCTCCTGTTCGTGGCAACGCCACTGCTAAGAGCAAGACTGCTCAAGCACAGGTGACTCTGATTGCTGAATCTGGCACTTCGCTGTCTGTGTCTATTGACCAGCATTATGAGTATAGTCGTCTGATTGAGGACATCACGGAAGTTCAGGCACAGTCTTCGCTGCGTCGCTTTTACACTGATGATGCTGGTTATGCTTTGTCGACCCGCATTGATACCGATGTGCTTGCCCAGGCTGCTAAGGCTCAGGGTGGTAACGGTACGGCTGCGTACAACGCTGCTGTTATCGGTGGTGATGGCACGACTGCGTACACCTCTGGTGCTAACAACGCTTCTGCGCTTACGGATCTTGGTATTCGCAAAGTGATTCAGACGCTTGATGACCAGGATGTACCGATGGATGGTCGTTTCATGATCATTCCTCCTGTTGCTCGTAACACTCTGCTTGGTCTTAGCCGCTTTACTGAGCAAGCCTTTGTTGGCTCTGGCGACTCCATCCGCAATGGTCAGATTGGTGATGTATACGGTGTTAAGGTATATGTCTCTACCAACTGTGCTACTGCTACTGGTGGCGCTCGTATTGCTGTGATGGCACACCCTGAGTTTGCTGTGTTGGTTGAGCAACTTGGTGTTCGTGTTCAGACTCAATACAAGCAAGAGTACCTTGCAACGCTGCTCACCGCTGATACGCTGTACGGTGTTGGCGAACTGCGTGATAAGAGTGCAGTTGCTATTGCGGTTCCGGCCTAAGATTGATAACGGGGATGGCTCATTAGGGTCATCCCTATTTTAACTTAAAAGGAATCTATCATGCCTCTTTCTTCTGTAGTTGTAAAATCTCGTGGTCGTCAGCAACTCCCTGGTGTATTTTCTGAGATTATTGTAGCGTCTGGTGTTGAAGACTTTGGTTCTATTGCCAGTGGTGCTTCTGAATCAGACACTATGACTGTCCCTGGTGTTGCTATTGGCGATATCGTCATGGGTATTGGTTCTAGTATCAGTGCTGGTGGCTTGGTTGTCACTGCTGATGTTACTGCTGCTAATACTATTACTCTTCGTGCTAATAATCTAAGTGGTGGGTCTATTAACCTAGCTTCTGCTACCTTTACAGTTGTTGTAGGTAAGTTGGTGTAAGGTTGCCCCTTCGGGGGCTTTTCTTAAGTGTTTTCGTTGAGAGTATTTAAGAAAACTGTAAAAGGAAAAATAAATGGCGATATTTCGCGGAGAAACAATTTATGGTGTACCTTCAGGCCCAACAGGCCCAAACGGACCTACTGGCCCTACTGGATCAGGCCCAACAGGCCCAACTGGTGCTACCGGTCCTAGCGGCGGCCCACCTGGACCAACTGGCCCAACAGGGGCTATAGGCCCAACCGGTCCCACAGGAAGCACTGGTGTTACTGGTGCTGCTGGCCCCACTGGTCCTACTGGCTCTACTGGCGCAACTGGTAGTGCAGGACCAACAGGACCAACTGGTAGCACTGGCGCTACTGGTTCTACTGGCCCTACTGGGCCTACAGGAACAACTGGTGCTACTGGTGTTGCTGGTCCTACTGGTCCCACAGGAAGTATAGGTAACACTGGTCCAACTGGGCCTACCGGCGCTGCTTCTAATGTAGCAGGACCAACAGGACCGACCGGCCCTACAGGACCAACAGGGGCTGCTTCTACTGTTGCTGGTCCTACCGGTCCTACTGGGGCTAGTGGTAGTGGTACTGGTGATGTTTTGGGACCAGCGTCATCCACTGATAATGCGGTTGCTAGGTTTGATAGCACCACCGGTAAACTAATTCAGAATAGTTTATTC